TGGACGGACGTGCCGCCGGTGCCGCCCTCGGCCCAGCACTGGACCTGGACCGAGGTGACGCCGGCGGGCGCGGTCCACGGGCTGGTGCTGGCCGGGGTGAGGGTGACCGTCGTCATCGGATGTCAGGTCTCACTGGAAGCGGTCGTAGAACCAGCGCGGGTAGTAGCTGACCGCGATGACCGGCGCCAGCGCGTCAGAGCTGTACGTGAAGAGCTGGTTGTCGCCGTCGGCGGGCTCGATCGCGATGGGGCCGCCGGAGATGATCGCGTTGTCCAGGACGCTGATCGCGTTGGGCCGGCCGCCGTTGGAGCCGAGCACGTACGGCCCCAGGGTCAGGTTCGGCTGCGGCTCGTCGATGTAGTAGCCGCTGTAACCGGCCGACGGCTGGTTCACGATGACCGACTGGCCCATCGTGTCCAGGAAGATCGCGTCATAGAAACGGTCCGCGCTGTTGCTGGAGAACGGGGTCACCGTGTAGTAGGCACCGGTATTATCGGCCGCCACGGACTTCACAGGGAGGGTGAGAACCCCTGCGGTTATCAGCCCGTTGGTCACCTGAGCAGGAGTGATCGTGACCGGCACAGTGGTCACCGGGTACTTGGGGCCGCCGGAGTACTCGTACTGGTTCACGGTGACCTGGATGTTCCTGCTGCCCGATCCGGACAGGCTGGCGGCGACCAGGTAGACCGTGTAGGTCCCGCCGAAGTCCGCGTTGAGGCCGGTGACCGGCTGCGGCATCCGGTACTCGTGGGTGCCGTCCGGCGCGTCCCCGCCCCCGCCGACCGACACCAGCGGCTGGAAGGTCTTGACCGCGCCGAGCGGCGGCCGGTGCACGATGAGGTTCTTGAACGCCGCCGACGCGTACGGGGTGATGATCAGCTTCCCGGCGCCGCCGTTCCCGCCGGCTTCGGAGGTGCCGCCGGAGTCGGCGCCGCCGCCTCCGCCGCCGGGCTGCGACCCGGCCGAGCCGGTCGTGTTGGACGACCCGCCGCCCGCGCCGCCCGCGCCGCCGCCGGTGACGGCCGTCGCGCCGTTGTTGGTCGGCGCCCCGCCCGGGTAGGTGAGCCGCACCTTGCCTGCGGCCCCGGCGCCGCTGGCCGCCGAGGTCGACGTGCCGCCGCCGCCGCCGCCAGGCGCAGACCCGGCCGCGCCCGCGCCGGCGCCCGTGCCGGAACCCGCGCCGCCGCCGCCGCCGTCAGCCGGGGCGGTGCCCGCGCCGCCGTACCCGTTGCCCGCGTTGCCCGTGGTAGCCGACCCGGCCGAGGAGCCGCCCCCGCCCGAGTACGGGTAGGCTGACCCGCCCGCGCCGCCGGTGAAGTGGGTGGTGTTCGTGCTGCCGGTGCCGCCGGCGCCCTGCCCGCCGGAGCTCTTCGACTGGCCCGCCCCGCCGCCGTGGCCGGTGACCGTGACGGCGTCGCCGGTGAACAGCGAGCTCGCGCCGGCGTTGCCGTTGGCCGCTACCCCGGATACGGACGCGCCGCCCGCGCCAACCGTCAGGTTGTAGGTCGTGCCGGGCGTGACCGCGGCGAACCCGGCCGCGTACTCGCCGCCGCCGCCGCCCGCCCCCCTGGTGAACGTGCCGCCGGTCGCGCCGGACCCCCCGGAGCCCCAGCATTCCGCGTACACCTGGGTCACCCCGGGCGGCGCCGTCCAGGTCTGCGCGCCCGCCGCGGTGAACTGGTCGGCCGCGGTGCCGACCGGTGACTGGCCGGGGCTGGCGCTGCCGCCGGACGACCCGCCGCCCCCGCCGACCGATCCGGACGCGGTACGGCCCTGGCCGCCGTCGAAATGCACGCTGTTCGTGCTGCCGGTGCCGCCCAGCCCGCCGGCGGTCGTGTTCTGCGCGGCGGACTTCCCGCCGTTGCCCTGCACCACCAGGGTCCCGGACGGGCCGGGCCCGAACGTGGTGGGCGCCCCGTCCACCGGGGTGGCTCCCGGCGTGCCGCCCGCGCCGACGCTGTACGGGATGATCTGGCCCGCGCTCGCGGCGAACACGTCCTCGCGGGCGTACTCGCCGCCGCCGCCTCCGCCGCCCACTCCCGTGGTCGTCTCGGTGGCACCCGCGCCGCCGGCGCCGGTCGTCTCGATCTTCAGCCACGCGGTCCCGCCCGGGACGGTGTAAGTTCCCACCCCGGTCGCGGTGATCACCGTCGGCGTGCCCGCGGTCGGCGGCTGGGCGAACGACAGGCTGACCGGGGCCCGGGCGGTGCCGGTCAGCCCGTACAGGGTGTAGAGGTTCCCGCGGGTCACCGGGCTGGCGGTCTGGGACGACGGGTAGGCGGTCAGCGCGTCGATGTACGCGGTCACCCACTGCAGCCTCGGGATGCCGCGGTCCTGCCGGTTGACGGCCGTCAGCGTGTAGGACGCGACGCTGCTGTAGAGGAACGTGGCGCTGGCAGCCGGGAACGGGATGCTGATGCGGGTGAACACCGGTGCCTGCGCGACCGGGGTGACCGGCAGGCGCAGGTGGTCCCGCGACATCGAGATCGTCGCGCCGTTCGTGTCGGTCAGCGTGACGAACACGCCGGTGCCGTGGATCCGGCCCGGGTACTCAAGCGACGGGTAGTAGCGGGAGCCGAGGCCGAGCCAGAACTGCAGCGACGTCATGCTGGTGAGGTTCAGCGGCGTCGTGAACTTCGCGCTGTAGGTCAGCTGGCTGGACTGGCCGCCCGGGTCGCCGAACGCGTCGGGGTCCCACACGGCGGTGAACGGGCCGACGACGCACTGGGTGGACTGGGAGAACTGCGGCCCGGAGATCGTCGAGAAGTTGTCCAGGACCACAGGGGCGGGCGGCGGCGGCGGGGTCGGGGTCTGCTGGACGGCGCCGGTGAACGCGGGCGTGACCTGGGTGTCGGACCGGCCGTAGGGCAGCGCGGGGATGGTGAGGGTGACCCACGTGACGCCGCCGCTGGCTTCCAGCGGCGGGTTGTAGGCCGGCTTGGACGGCTGGGCGCGGAAGCAGTCCAGGACCAGCGGCAGCCGGGTGCCGCTGCCGGGATCGCGGGTCCAGGTGATGGTGAAGCTGTCCTGGTCCACGGTCCGCTCGAGGACTTCCCGGGCGGCGGCCAGGAGAAGCGGCGAAGAGCCGGCCGGGACGGTGATCTTGACCGGCAGCACGATGGTCCGGTTGCCTGAGCGCCGCCCGAACGGCCGTTCACCGTCGAGCAGCAGGGACGCCACGAAGTCGGTGGTGGGCTGGTGCGAGCCGAGATCGTATTCGCCGGTGTCGGCGAGCAGGAACACCGCCCCGGCGCATTCGGGGATGGCCGACGGCACGCCGTTATCGCCGCCGAGCAATTCAATGGCGTTGCCGACGACCAGGCTGTCCGCCACTACCGGCCCCTGTCCGGGTCAGCTGGCACTGGCGCCTCCGGGCTTACGATGCGGGCATGCCTGAGATACCGACATGGGTGATAAAGCGCGCGCTGCGGATCCGCGCCGCTGAGATCGAGAGCCAGGCCGGCCGTCCGGACCCGCCTGCCCCGCCCGAGGTGATGCGGTGGCTGGCCGGGGAGATGCGGGAGGTCGCGGACCTGTGCGGCCCGGCCAGCTCGGACCGGGTCAGGGCGGCGAGGCTGTTATCAGCCTGGGTAGCGGCCCCTGAACACGGCGTCCGCCGTGCCTCCGTTAACCCCGGCAGCCACATGCCGGCCGGTCGCCGCCGGGATCGCGCGGGCCACGTCAGTCAGCCCCCGCAGCTCCCTGCGCAGCGCCCGCAGCTCAGCCGCCATGTCCCCATGGCCGCCCGCACTGGCCCCGGCGGCCGGGATGACCAGCTCAGGGCGTCCCGCCTCGGCGAACTGGTACATCTGCCCGGACGCGCCGATCCCCGTGACCGGCTCGGTGATCCACCCGCCCCGCGCGAACTTCCTGACGCCCATCGTCCGCAGGACCTGCTCAACCGCCTTGAGGTCCTTGGAGTCCTTCTTCTTCTTGTACTGGGCGAGCAGCCTGTCGAACATGGTGATCTGGCCGATCACGCCGGTGTACTTGCCGACGCCGAGGTGGGTCAGCAGCGCGTTGTCCTGCCGGGCGCCGCGCAGGTCGTTCTCGGCGATGTATGTCTTCATGACCTGCTCGAGGCGGGCCGTGAGGGCTTTCTTCGCCGGGTTGCCCTTGACCGTCATCTCGGGGGTGAAGTCACGGACCCCGAACGAGCGGAGCAGCTGCTCCGTCGCCGCTACCGCCCTGGGGTTCTTGGCCTTGCGGTAGCCGAGCAGGAGGTGGTCGAGCTGGGCGATCTCGCGGAGCGCCTTGTCGTGGGAGTGCACGCCGAGCCAGTCGAGCAGCGCGTTGGCCTGCTGGGCGGCGGCGAGCCGGTTGTGGGTGATGTCGCGGGCGAGCAAGCTGGTCAGGACCTTGATCGCGGCGGTCCTGGACAGGTTCGGCGCGGGCCGGTGCCTGCCCTTCGGCACGACGTGGCCCGGGCTCGGCGTGGTGGTGCCGGAGCCGGAGGTGTCGCCGCCGCCGGTGTCCGTGCCGCCGGAGCCGGAGGACGGCGGGGGCAGGCCGAGGTCGCCGCGGGTCAGCCCGAACCCGCCGCCGGTGGGCACCACGATCCCGGGGTAGCCGGCGACGGGGATGCCGCCGGGCGGCCCGGACACGCCGCCGCCGGTGGCGCTGGACACGACGGTGGTGAGCTGCTGGATCGCGCCGAGGATCTGGGTGAGCTGGTCGAGCATCCCGGCGACGCCCTCGCCGGTCATGACGTGCTCGGGCTGGCCGGTCCCGTTCATGGCCAGGGTCAGGCCGGGCATCAGCAGGCCGCCCTGGTCGTACCAGTTGAACGCCCGCTCGTGCGCGGCCGCGCCGGCCGGGTCGCCATACCGGCCCCTGATGTAGCCGATCATCCAGCTGATCTGCGCGGCCGGGTTGGACCGCGGCGGGTTCGCGGCCGCGCCCATCTTGCCCGGCGGGAGGGCCTGGGGGATGCCGTACGCCCCCGAGGACGGGTTGCGGGCGAACTGGTTCCACCCGGATTCCCGCATGGCCACGTAGTTCCACGCCGCCCACTGCGGGCCCGACCCCCAGGCGGGCATCATCTTCCTGGCCAGCGCCGCGTTCGCCGCGGGGGCACCTCCGCCCGGGCCGGCGACGCCAGCTCCCGCAGCGCCCGCGGCGGCCGCCTTAACCTGCGCCGCCATCGCCTTGGCGATACCCGTGGAGATCTGCGTGACGGTGGCCTGCCAGTTCGCGGCGCCCCACGGCTGCAGGCCGCCCACGGAACCCGCATAGGACGGGACGATGCCGCCCTGCGCGAAGCCGGGGATCATGCCGCGCAGATGGTCGGTCAGGCCCGCGCTGACGTACCGGGCAGGGACGATCAGCTCGCCCCTGGACACCCGGGCCAGCACGTCATCCGCCGTCGGTCCCGACCCGGCGGTCACGTAGGCGCCGCGGGCCGCGTGCAGCCGGGCGTTCTGGCCGCCGCCCTGCACGAACGCCCACTGCCCGTCGCCGGTGATGTGAACCTTCTCCTGGATCAGCTTCATCTGCTGCAGCCGCTGCAGCCACCCGACCAGGGTCCGGACTTCCTGCCAGTACTGCGCCGTGCCGCCCTTGACGTGCTGGAGCAGCGGGAGGGCGTTGCGGATGGAGGTGATCTGCGCGTCGATGCCCTGGTGGGACTTCTGCGCCGCCGACGCGGTGTTGACCAGGTCCTGGATGTAGGTGTTAGCCGCAGAGAAGCTCGCCCGCTGCGCGGCGGTGTTCAGCCCGACCTGATCGTAGCTTTTCTTCAGCGCGGTGGCCAGGCTGCCCGCGTCGTTCCGCTGGGCCAGTACCGCGTTGGTGTAGGTCAGCAGCGGGGTCAGGGCCTTGTTCTCGGCGTTCGTCAGGCCGTTGACCTGCTGCTCCAGGGACAGCACCTTCTGCGCGGCCCCGCCCGCGGTGTCGCCGAGCCCCTGGAACTGCCGGGACGTCGCCGACGTGCTGCCGCTGGCATGATCGGCCGCTTTCTGGATCGCCCCGAGCACCTTGACGCCGGGGAACATCTGCTCGAACGCCCGCTGAGCCGCGTGGCCGAACTCTCCTAGCAGCCCCGTGTTCCGCGACACGGCCACGGCGTGCTGGTGCTCCCACGCGACCAGCTGCGTGCCCGCGTTCACCAGCTTCAGGGCCCCGTCGGCGTCCTTCAGGAACCCCTCGGCCAGCGGCTGGAGCTGGGTCAGCAGCGGCGGGATTTCCTTCGCCAGGTCGACAAACAAGTTGCCGACCAGTTGCAGGTCCGGGCCGGCGGTCCGCGCCATGAACCCGAAGAAGTCCTGCCAGGACCCGGACTGGAACTCCGCGTCGATCTGGGCCAGCACACCGCCGAGGGCCTTCCCGGTGGCCTGCGCGACCGGCTGCACGTCGTGCAGCAGGTGCCCGGCGAGCCCGATGCCCTTGTTGAAGACGGCGAGGACCTCGGGCTGCAGCGACTTGGTGAACGCGGCGTACTCGCTTTTCAGCGGCGCCAGCTCGGCCGCCATCAGCTTCTGGTTCTTCGCCACCGCCATCGCGGCCAGGCCGAAACCGCCCAGCCCGGTGGCCAGCGTGACCAGCACGGGCGACAGGGCCACCCCGGCGACGACCGCCGCGCCCATCGGCGACGACAGCGCGGAGAAGCCGCCCCCGGCTCCCGTGGCCGCCGCGCCCGCCGCGGCGGTCTCCGCGGCGGTCTTCTTCGCCGCCTCGCCCTGCTTCTTCAGCGCGAACTCGGCCTCCAGGGCGCCGTCCGCCAGGCCGTGCTCGGCCTCTTCGAGGATCTTGTCGGCCCGGGCCAGCGCCAGCGACGCCCCCGCGGACACGCCTGCGGCTTTCCGCTGCTGCTCCAGCGCCCGGTCCAGGACCCGCGCCGACCGGGACGCGGCATCCATCGCCGACGCGGCCTTGTCCACTGCCCGCGACCCGGACGTCATCGGCCCGGTCAGGTGATCAGCGGCAGTCAGGTCATACCGGATCATCTTGGTGATGGTCGTCATTCAGGCCTCGCCTGCCAGCCGCCGCTCGATCCCGTCCACGACCCGCCCGACGGCCTTATCGAAGTCGTCCTGGTGGCCGCCGACCGCGTCCTCGAACCAGCCGGGCCGGGGTGACCGCTGCTTCACCCACGTCCACGCGCGGCCGTGGCCGCCGGGATGGGTGCCGCGGGACCGGGGGAATACCGGGTGGTTCCACGCGTCACCTTCGAGCTTGACCGCGGCACCCGGCCACCGGTCCGGCCCGGTCGCCGAGATACGCACCCGCACCGTGCTGCCGCCCACCGCGGACGAGACCTTCACCGTGTCCGCGATCCCGCGGCGCAGCCCCGCCTCATGCCGGGCCGGCACGCCGAGGATGGACCGGCGGGCGTCCTCCGCGGCGGGGTCAGCCGCCCGCTTCAGCCCGTCCCGCAGTTCGGCCAGCACGTCGCGGCTGCCTGCCCGGCGCAGTTCCCCGGCCAGGAACCGCAGCTCGTCCGCCGCCGGGCCCGCCATCAGGCCGCCGTCCGCGTGCCGTCCATCACTGCCCCGTTTCCCCGGGCCTGATCCCGGCCGCGGCCCGGTCCTGCGCCTGGCACAGGTAGTAGGCCATCCATTCGGTCAGCTCGCTGCTGGAGATCCGGTCGAGCAGCTCCGCGACGGAGCAGTGGAAGACGTCGCGGGCTAGGTCGAAACAGAACCGCCGTCCTGGGCGGTCCCGGAGTTTTTTGCCAGCTCCTCCACGTCCTCGTCCGACAGGCCGGACAGTTTCGCCGCCGCCCCGTACACGCGGTCCAGGGCGGCCGCCGACAGCTCCCCGAGGGCCGCGACGTCATCCCTGGTGAAGACGGGCTCCCGGGTGTCCGGGTCGACGATGCACCGCGCGACCAGCTTGGCGCGTATGTTGCGGACGTCCTTGTAGGCCTTGCCGTTGCCGGGGTCCACCACCAGCGAGGCCTCGAACTCGTCCCGTTCGCGGCCGCGGAGTTCCTGCACCAGCACCACGTCAGCGCCGGACTTCGGGTCCGCCCACTCCGGGACGCGGACCTCCTGCGTCTTCAGCGCGGTCGCGCGCAGGATCGCGTCCCGCCCCAGGTAGGCGCCCACTACGGT